GCGTGTCATAGCTCACGCTGCTCATCCGAAGACACGGGACATTTGGCGCACACAGTCACCCTAACCACTCGGAGTCAATAAATCCGAGCATATCATTGCTGATATCCTCCTGCCCAAAGAGTATTGCCAAGACAGCCGCATAGTAATCGCTAGCAGTAATGCCAGCTTTCTCGTAGACTAAAGGCGTAAAGTCATACAAAAAACCAGTAGAACTGGGTTTTTTGATCTCTTGTAGTATGCCCTCTAAACCCAAGCGGATGAAGAGTCCGCGAAGATTCCAGGAAACACCTGCCAAGTCTAACATGCCGTCTTGGTACAACTGCGCAAACTTTGCTAAGAACAGTTTTTTAATTGCCGGGAAGTGGCGGAACTCGTAAGAGTAGCTTAATGCTTTGCCGCACAAATACGAAGCCGGATCCTGCTTCGGATTAGGACAAACATTAAACCTCGCCACTGCCTTGCCCAAAAATGGGACTGAAACATAGGTGCCATTTGCCAATTGGGTAAACCAGCGAGAAAGAAAAGCAACACCCTGCAATGTCTTGTTGACAGTCACTTTGACCTTCATATGTGCAAGTTTAGCTATGAACTCATATTGACGCACATAAAACCGGATCGGTCGTGTGGCGCGGTCGAGGCGCAAAACACTGTCATCTCCAAGAATTGCGGCCGCACCCACTCGGCCCACGTGAATTGTGAACGCCTTCACAATTGTTGCGTTCCACATGCTATTTCTGAAGGTGGTAGACTGGCTCCCAGTTGGGAGTTGGTTCTTGATACGCACCTTCATAGCGTATGTGTAATTACTAGCAGTGTAACTGTTGGCAATTAACATAAGACTTGTAAGCCACATTGGCGCGCCCAAACGGCGGAGCCAATTTACTTCAAGCATGTGAACGTCTAGCACTTGACTACTGTCATTGGCGCTAAAATCAGTGGAAATAAAGAGACTCGAAGAGCCTCCTGACCTTTGAAGGTGGTCGACTATCTCCTCAGACGTTTTCTTGTAGGCGCCCGTCACCTCTAAGGTGTCCGGGCCACGTCTCTGATCAAAGCACTTAAACATTCGTCTCGTGCATTCTTGCATGATGGGTCCTAAGACCGCATTGTGAATATCGGAACTCTGGTATATGATACGTGGAGCCCAATCACGGTCGTGACGCTTAAGAAGCGCTTCCATTTTCACGAAGATTTGCTTGTCAGAAAACTGTTTGCTAGTCATCTCCGCAATTGCACCGTGGCGAACCGCCTTGGCTTGTTTAGCTTGCTTAGCCGGTTCGAATTGTTGGTTCCATTTCTCAAAGAGTTCTATACTCCAGTCAATGGGTTCCAGGGGTTCTGGACATATTTCATCAAGCAAGTCAGCGTTGGCCAACCTGATACTCCTATGCACCCTTTCGGAGGTGTAATAATTACACCTTTTGTCAATAGCCGCACTCAGAGAGGCAAGTGACTTAGATGGCACCACAGGCAGGTGCTCATAAATTGTCGGACCATAAACATCGTTTATAATCTTGGTTGTATCATCTAAGACACCATCTTTGGGGCGACCAAAGGAAAAGGGCACAACGGGGTGCCGAAGTTGGCGTGTTGGATTCACGCGTGCTCTGCGAGCATGATAGGCTGAACTTACTGAAAAGGAGCCATTAGTGAGTGTGTGACGCGTTTGTGTATGCGTCTTGTACATGTATAAGTTTGTTGTGTGTGTGTGTGTTTGTGTAGTGTGACAAGCCCTAG